TATGACGGGCCTCGGTCCCGTATTCGAACAGGTGCGCGTGCGGGGCGGCACTCCGCACGACGGCCTTCGAGCTCACGCCGCTCTGTGTGAACGTCACGTCGACGCGGTCGCGCAGTTTCCCGGTCACGACGGGATACGCGCGCTTGAGGTCGAGCACGGCGCGATTGCCCGCCGCCTCAATGATCTTCGAGGCCTCGCCCGTCAGCTCCGCCGGCAGCGCCTGCAACGCGGCCTTGAGCTCGTCGAGCCCCTTAAATTCAAAGCGGACGCTCATGGCGCGACCTCGACACAGAGCAGCACGAGCTCGACGTTCCGTTCCTCGGTATTCGCCACGCTGATCACACTGAACGTGCGGCCGTTGAACCGGAGCCGCGTCTGGATCGTGACCTGCGGATGCCACGGCATCGTGACGCGATGCGTCGCCAACGCGATCACCGTCCCGCCGGTGGATCGTTCGACATCCCGATCGAGGATCGGCAGGATGCTGGCGAACATCGCCGCCGGCTGCAGCGGCACGGTGCTCTCGGTGAACCCGCCATCGCTCGTCGCCACCGGCGGCCCCGGGTTGTCGAGCGTGACGCGGTGCGGCCGAAGCCCTGCCGGCATCGGGATCGGGATCGGCATCGGGCCTCACACCAGCGTCGGATCGCGCTTGCGTTGCAGCAGCGCGGTCACGACCGGCGACAGATACCCCTGCTCGCCTGTATAGCCCTCGGACGCTCGCGCGCTCAGGGTCTCGGCGTCGTCGCCGCGCCAGCGATAGAGCGCCCCGAACTGCAGGAGTACCGCCGCACGGACGATCGGATCGCCGGTGAAGGTGGCCGGGTCGGGGACCTTGAGATAGTCGACGATGACCGCTTCTGCCGCGTCCAGCTTCAGCTGTAGGTCGGCGTCGCCCGCGTCGCCGGCCGGCGTCGTGAGCCGCAGATGGTCTTTGCCTTCCTGCAGAGTGACCAGGACGCTCATGACTTGTAACTCTTGGGGTGCACCAGCAGGCGCCAGGCCTGGGGCGACGTCCCGGGCCGGATCCCCTTGGTGGCCGCTTTCGCGGTCCAGTACCCGCCGTCGTTCACGCAGTTGCCTTTCGCGTACGTCTCATCGGCCTTGTAGGTGCCGCGGTCGTACGGAATCGACAACGGGAAGCTCTTGATGTCCGTGCCGCGCCTGAACTGCAGCACGACACCGGTGCCGTCGTCGACGCAGTCGAGGTCGTCGAACCCCACCCCGTCTTTCCCGGGCGGTCCGGGCGGTCCGGGCTGCAGCGTCTTCACTTCGACCGCGGCGACCTTTTCCCGGACGGTCCCCACGTCGGCCAGCAGCGCCTCTAGACGGCGTTCGAGCGCCGCCGCGGCCTTGGCGCCTTCCCCTTGGGCGATCGTCGCCTGGAGCACCGCCAGGGCCGTCTCCGTGGCGGCGAGGGCGGCTTTCGTGGTGGCGAGGTCGGCTTGTATCGGCGCGATCAGGGCCTTCACCGACTTGGCGAGGAAGCGGCCCAGTGCGGCGGGATCAGGGGACAAGGAACTCCTCCTCGTACGCCTGCCTGAACGCCTGGTCGTCATCCCCCGTCCAGGCCTTCGCGGCGAACTCGGGCGGCACGGCGGCCGGCACCGGTTTGGCGAACGGCTGATCGGCGTCGCGCTGCGCCAGCGCCTCGAGGGAGTAGTACTGCTGCTGCAGGTAGGGGCTGTCGCCGCCCGCCACCGAGCCCACGCCGAAATACTTCTTGCGCGCCTCGTTCGGCGCCAGCGCGCCCGATCCGATCGAGTCGTTGGCGGCCTTCGTCCGTGTGCCCGTGTCCATGTAGAACAGGTCGTCGATGTCGAACTCGGTGCCGTACGCGTTGCCGAACACCGGCCCGAGCCCGAGGCCCTCGTCGAGCAGTGTCTCAATAGTGACGATGAAACTCTGCAAACACTGACTGTGGAACTGGAGCGTCAGCTGTTCGACGTTGCCATAGGCTGGCGTCTTGGTCGAGTCGATCATGAAGACCGGCACGCGGAAACAGCCGCAGATCGGGACGGCCGTCCAGCCTAGGAGCTCGAGTAACTGCGCGTCCTGCGCAGGAATCGACGTGTGTTCGAACTTCAGCCCGTCCGAGACCACGAGGAGCTTGCCCGCGTTCGCGCCGCTGTACTCCCGGGTAAAGGTCTCCTTCAGCCGGGCCGCTTGCTCTTCGGTAATCGCGCCGGGCGCCGTGAGGATGCCGCCGGGCCGGCTGCCGTTGGCAAAGAAGGTGGTCGTATTTTCCAGGATCTTGCTGCCCTGCAGCACCGCCATCGCGATCGCGTAGATCGGCGTCACGCCGACTTTCGGATGAAAGAGCGGAACCATCACGTCGTGGATGATTTCGCTCGCTGGAACGACCGGTGTCACCGCAAGCTCCGCCTCGGTCAGCCCGGCCAGATCGTCCCGCCCGAGCTGGTAGTACATGGCGCCGTCCGGCGCGATCAGCGGCGTGACCTGTGTCGGATTGAGCACGTGGAGCGAGACGACGACTCCGCGCTGATCGCGCACTTTCAGGACGTAGGTATTGCCGTGCAGGAGCTTGCTGACGATCCACTGTTCGACGAACTGGCCCTGTGTCTGGTAGCGGTTGGGTTTGCGCAATACCGGGGAGTAGGCCGGATTGCTCGTCTCGGACCAGATGCCCTCGTCGTCCTGCTCGACCAGATTGACCGGCAACTTGGCGATGTTGGTGGCGATCTGCGTCACACAGGCGAACACGGCCCAGTAGGAGAGGGCCGTGTCCGTCGTGATCTCGTCGTTCTTCTGCCAGGCGCCCGTGTAGGACTCGCGCACGATCGGCCACCAACCGCCCGTCCCCCTCACCGGGGCAGCGGCTGGCGCGATGGCGCGCGCGAGTACCGAACGGATCGACGCGAACACGCCCATGTCTTTACTTGCGCTTGGGCTCGTCGTGCGAGGGCTCCTCGAGACTGCGCGTGGTCCCGGTCGTGGTGCCCGTCGGCGAGGGCCAGGCGGTCGCCGTCAAGTACTTGACCGCGTTGGCGTTCGCCTTCTGCCAGTTGATGAACCGTTCCGCGCGCAGCCCGACCGCATTGTTTTGCCAGAGCGACACGTACACCGTCGTCGCGTCGGCCGGCGACATGGGCGCGCTGTCCATCTGCAGTGAGGCCTCCCGTGACATGTCAATCGTCACCTGGCCATCGTCGGCATACAGCACCAGCGCGGGCTGGAGCGCGATCACATTCGCGCCCGCCGCTTGACTCGTGATGAACGTCAGCCCGCGATAGCTGCCGCCGTTGATCCCAATGCCCGGGAACATCGGGGAGCCGTCCAGGTTGGTGCGGAAGGACAGCGACAACGCGTTCGCGGCCGACATGATGAAGGTGACCCCATCCACGGCGATGTTGTTCGTGGCAAAGTGTTGAATGAGCCCCAGGATGTCGGCGAGTGGACTCGTGGTGGCCGCCGCGGTCGGGGCACCGTTGGTGACCGACGCCGGATTCACGCCGGCGACGGCGGCGACAGCCGGATCGATGAATTGCGTGTCGAGGAACTGCGCGATCCCCGCGATCATGTCAGCGCGCACGAGCGCCTCGGCTGACGGATTCGACAGACGCACGAGCTCCTCGGTCAGCACGATGATGCCCGCTGCCTTGGAGATCCCCAGCGAGGCCGATACGAACGCCAGCTTGGTCACGGGCTTCGGCTTCGATTCCCCGACCCACCCGTACGTGCCGCCCGCACTTTGCGCCGGCACTTTCGTGTTGAAGGGCACGTTGCGCAAGCCCGGAATCTTGCCCAAAATCGTCGCCGGCCGGAGCAGCTCAATGAAATCGTTCGAAATGTTTTGATTCACGAGCGGCCCGGCCCAGGTCGCATCCGTGGTGTTCCCGGCGGCGACGGCCGCCTTGAGGTAGAGGCTGACTTCGGGCGTCGAGTCCGTCCACCGCTTCGCGTACTCGGCGGCCTCGTACGTGTTGCCCTTGCAGACGAGCATCGCGCACGCGGCCCGGACGAACGCGGTGCCTTTGGGCACGACGGGCTGGACGGTGATCACCGGCGTGGCCTTGGTCACGGGCGTCACGGGCGCGACCGGCTGGGCCTTCGTCATATTGAGTTTCTCCATCGCGCGCGCGTCGACGAGTTCGCCGTCGATCGTGGCGACGTCGGCGTGGAGGGTCGCGAAGTCTTCGCGCTCGGTCTCGTCTTTCGAGCGGTTCTCCTCGGCGCACTTGGTTTGAATCGCGTTGAGGCGGGCGACATGGGCCGCGCGCTTGGCTTCAAGGGCGGCAATTTGTTCGGTAATGGTCATGGCGGGCGCCACCTTTGTGAGGCGCACAATCGGCTGGGGGTCCCTGTCGCGGGACGGATGACGGCCAGGCGCGGCCAGGTCGAGCGATTTGATGGTGTGAATCGTCGCGCCGGCGTTCGCCGGAATCGTGACCAGGGAGAGCTCGAGGATCTCGGTTTTCAGAAAGCGCAGCCCGCCCGTCGTGTGCTTGGCGTGTTCAAGCGCGCGGAAGCCCACGGACACGCCCGCCAGCAGGCCCGCCTTGATCGACTGCCAGGCCTCGTCAATGCGATCCCGCAACGCGCCCGGCTCGGCAATCGCCGGCAACGTCGCCTCAAAGGCGAGGCCGTCGGCCGTCGGCGCCGCGAACGTGACCGAACCGACGGGCTTGTGCGTGTCGTGGTGCAGCAGCAGCGGCAGCGGGTTCTTGAAGGTGATGCCGAGGGGCTCGACGACGTCGCCCATGCGATCGGCTTCCGGCGTCGAGGCGATCCCGGTGATCGTGCGGCGCTCGGCGTCGAAGGCCTTGACGGTCAGGAGGGCGTAGGCGCGATCCATGAAGGATTGCGCTTGAGTCTGTGTC